TCAGTTATTATAAAATCAGTATCTTTTAGCAAGATTGGGAAACACAATCCCGCATGAAACGATTGATGCTGATAACATTATCAATCCTAAATTTTTAGACATAACTTTAGACTTAGACCAGTATCCTAATGCGCAGGCATTTAACTGGCCTGGCCGTAATTGTATTAATGGTTTACGTTATGGCAATGGTAGTATTAAGGTATGGCGCAAAGACTTTGTATTAGGGATGAAAACGCACGAAGCCGCAGACGCTGATAAAGGGCAAGTAGACTTTTGCTGGGAGCAAGGGTACTATCCATTAACTGTTTGCTACAGTGATACTATTATAAACGCAACTCCATTACAAGCATGGAGAGCAGGGTTCCGCGAAGGTGTTAAGATGTGTTTAGATCGCGGCATACGTCCCGAGCCAGGCAAGACTGCTAAAGAAGCCATATGGTGGGAAAACCTACACAGACTAAAGATTTGGCTAAGTGTAGGTATGCATGCTCAACAAGGTGCTTGGGCTATTGCCGGAGCATGGGAAGGTGTATATCGTACAGCATGTACTGATTGGGATATTACTCAAGTACGCGACTTTGAAATACTGAACAGTATGTTTGAAGAACGAGCTAGTACAGATCCTTTAGAGCTTGTACAACAATTTCAGCAAGGAGCAAAAGATTTCTTATCTGTTCCTGTACTCGATAGTGTTACTAGCAAATATGTAGTTGATACATTTGACGAATTTTATAGGTTACATCGTGTCTGATTTAGAACGCATTAAACGAGTTATTCCTATTGTTAACGAGATTAGCCCTACCTTCTGTTTGGCTAAGTGGCAACATGTTACTATCTACTTACAGACAGGACAGACACATAGTTGCTATCATCCAAGACCTCATGTTGTTCCACTATTAGAAGTGGCACAGCATGCCAGCGCATTACATAATACGCATCAAAAGATACAAGAACGTAAACAGATGATGGAAGGGCAAAAGCCAGATGGATGCCAGTACTGTTGGAATATCGAATCCATGGGCGAAGACTATATCAGTGATCGCAAGGAACGCAATGCCAGCATCTATACAGAAGCTCGCATAGAGGAAATAAAAGCCGAACCATATAAACACTATAATCCAGAGTACATTGAAGTTAGCTTTGGCAATGAATGTAATTTTAAATGTGGTTACTGCCACCCAAAGCATAGCTCTGCTTATTACAAAGAAATTAAAGACTTTGGTCCATACACTACTGTTAAGAATCATCGCAATGATATTGATTGGTTCCAAGTGTTTGAAGAGGAAACTAATCCCTATGTTGATGCGTGGTGGCGCTGGTGGCCTGAAGTCAGCAAGACTCTAAACATCCTACGTATTACAGGTGGTGAGCCATTGCTACAGCAATCAACATGGAAACTGCTAGAGAGCTTAGATAAAGATCCTAAACCTAATTTAGAACTAAACATTAATAGTAACCTAGGAGTTAAGACAGTACTAGTAGAAAGATTAACTACTAAGGTTAACAAGTTGCTTGAAGAAGGCAAGATTAAGAAGTTCATGCTGTTTACTAGTATAGATACATGGGGTGCTCCAGCAGAGTATATACGTACTGGATTAGACTTAGAGTTATGGGAAAAGAATTTAGATACGTACTTGGCTAGCCCAGACCTACGTGTTACTTTCATGATAACTTTTAATATCTTATCTGTAGCTACGTTTCAACAGTTATTAAAAAAGATACTAGAGTTACGTAAGAAACATAATAAATTGAACTTGCGATTAAAAACTAAACGTCAACGTATTAGATTCGATGTTCCCCATTTAAAAGAACCACTACAATACGATATGAACATACTACCTAAAGAGGAATTCATGCCGTATATGAATGCTTCGTTAGACTATATGAAAAAGCATATAGGTGTATGGGGACGCAAAAACTTTACAGACTTTGAATACGAGAAGTTTAGTCGTGTTGTTAAGTATATGGAAACTACTGTATATAATGATGATAAACTATTAGAAGGTCGTAAAGATTTTTATAATTGGTTTATGGAATACGATCGCAGACGAGGAACAGACTTTCTTAAGACATTCCCCGAGTATGCTAAGTTTCTAGCAGAGTGTAAACAATGTACGATATAATCTTTATCAGCTACGGTGAGCCAAACGCAGAAGCTAACTGGGCTAGACTTAAAGCTCGCTTTCCATTAGCTAAACGAGTTAAGGATGTAGCTGGCATACAAAACGCTCATATTGCCGCGGCTAAGAAATCCTTTACTCAAATGTTTTGGGTAGTAGACGGCGATGCCGAAATACTAGATACATTTAACTTTGATTACAAGGTACCTGAGTGGGACTTAGATGCTGTCCATGTGTGGCGCAGTATCAATCCCCTAAATGATTTAGAGTACGGCTACGGCGGAGTTAAGCTCTTGCCCAAAAAGTTAACACTCGCAATGGATATTAATACAACTGATATGACTACTAGCATTAGCCCAAAGTTTTATGCTATGTCAGAAATCAGTAATGTTACAGCATTTAATACAGATTCATTTACTACATGGCGAAGTGCTTTCCGCGAATGTGTTAAACTATCTAGCCGAGTAATAGAAGGACAAGTAAATGACGAAACTGAAACTCGTCTTACTATATGGAAAAGCATAGGTAATGCTGATAGTGTTGCGGGCGCAACTGCTGGTACACGTTTTGGTTGGGTCAATCGAAATAAGCCAGAAGAACTAATAAAGATAAATGACTATAACTGGTTGAGAGAACAATATGAAAAACTTACTAAAGTGGCTACTAACTCCGTGGACAAAGTATAAAGAAAGCAAGCGTCGTAGAGAAATACAGATGCGTGATCCTTTTATATACAAATGATTACTTGGGGAATATCAGCTAACAGTCATAATGCGGCTGTAGCAGTTTTTAAAGATCAAGAGCTAGTGTTTGCTAGTGAAACTGAACGCTGGTCAAAAATTAAGAACGATCCTAATCTAAGTCACGATCTTGTTTACTATCTAAACCAGCAGAACTTAACACCAGATCGTATCGTATGGTACGAACGTCCAATGCTTAAAACTATTAGGCAGTTAGTAGCAGGACAGGGCTGGAACTATACAGAAAATAATATCAAGCGATATTTACAACAGTATCTACCTGTTACCAAGTTAGAATACGTTGGACACCATCATAGCCATGCGGCCGCAGGATATTATACAAGCGGGTTTGACGAAGCATGCGTATTGGTTATTGATTCGATAGGTGAGTTTGAAACTGTTAGTATATGGCACGGAGTTGGTAAAAAGTTAACTAAGAAGTGGAGCAAGAGCTACCCATACAGCATGGGACTATTCTATTCAGCAATGACTCAGCGCATTGGATTAAAACCCAATGAAGAAGAATACATTATGATGGGCATGGCCGCATACGGCAATGATAATAAGCACGTACATCGAATGTACGCAGACTTCTTTGAAGGCAAGTATACTGACTTTAAAATGAAGCGCAATTTACATAGAGGCTGTCTAGACTGGGCGCCCGAGCTAGGAGAGGATGAATACTATAATATCGCCGCCGCGGCTCAAACTATATATGAGGACTGGCTTGATGTTATGTTAGTTAAAGCTAGATTAATAGTTAACAGTAATAACCTAGTTCTTATGGGCGGATGTGCGTTAAATTGTAGTGCTAATAGATTCGCAAGCGACTGCTACTTTGATAAGGTATGGATTATGCCTGCTCCCGGAGACAGTGGTAGTGCCATCGGCGCTGTACTTGCTAAAGATAAATTTCAGCTAGAGTGGAAGGATTCCTATTTAGGATATAATATTTCTCCTAAGGTATCTGACAATGAAATTGTAACGTATTTAGAACAGAATAAGATATGCGGTATTGCTAGGGGGCCTGCAGAGTTTGGTCCTAGAGCATTAGGCAATCGTAGTTTACTAGCGGACCCTCGTGGTCCAGACATAAAGGATAAAGTAAATGAAATCAAACATAGAGAACCATTTCGACCATTTGCGCCAGCGATACTTGAGGAACTGGTTCACGATTACTTCGATATGCCTCCTGGTTGGAATAACAGTAGGTATATGCAGGTGGTGGCAAGATGCCGTGATGCTAATCAGTTTCCTGCCATTATACATATCGATAGAACTAGCAGGGTACAGACAGTCCCGAATGATGGAAGCCCATTCAGAAAACTCTTAGAACTATGGTATGCTAGGACCGGCTGTCCTATGTTGCTCAATACGAGCTTAAACATTAAAGGACAACCTATGGTAAATGATTTAGCGGATGCTAAAGAATGGGAACAACTATATGGAGTTAAAGTTTTTAGTTAATAAACTTCTCTAACATAACTTTTAATGAGCTGTCGTCCGGAAGGCTTTGCTCTAATAACACCGCAACATCAGTATTCTTAGAAGCACTAGTTGTTAATGCTTCCATAATATCAAAACTAGTATTATACAATGTAGCAGTCGACGCTAGTAATAGTTTAGCAACATCATCACTCTTACTAATTTCTAAAGCAATCTGTCTACGAACGTCACCGTTAGTTCCAACTTCACCCATTAGTGCTTCTACCGCAGTAGTAGGATCCATTGCTATCTGTGTAACTGTTCTTACTCGTAATAAATCTAATCGTTGTTGCTCTGCTTCTAAGTTAGCAAGATAGTCAGCATCTAATTCTTGTAAGTGTATTTG